GCAGATACTCGACAAGGATGGATTCAACATCAACAGGAGTAACAGAGATTCTGCCTAGACTACGCTCGGTCACTGTCCACCACCTGCTGCCATCGTCTCCATAGCACGCAGGAGAGCCGCCTTAGACTCCGCCCACATGCCGTCCTTACCGGTGGCGTTAATAGACTGCCTCCAGCGTTGACGCTGCCCACCACCCTGCAGAATCGGATTCTGCGTGTAGTAGGGGGCTGACTCACCTACCTCAGCAGCCATCATGCCGGTAGCGTCCTCCACTAGATTCCGCATACCGTCCGAGCAGAGAATCGCCCTGTACGCAGCTGAGTTGAACACCATGCGCTCAAGTTCCATAAAACTCATGTTGTTTTCCTCACCCCATAGACGACTTGCCCGGGGGCTTCACCCAGTGGCAGTGACGGCCATGGTGACCTGTACTGTTTCGGGTATTCACGAATCGTGAACACTGTCTCACCATCCACAGTGACGACATCGTAGGGTTTAATATCCTTGACGCAGGCTGGGAGATAGAGCTTCACAGTACTGGTGTAGGTGTTACCGTCCGTATCCTCCCTTTCGGAGCAGGTTTGGGTAACACCCATCAAACAGATCTTCTCTGTAGACGTCTCGTAAAGGTCATTGCCGTGGCAATCAGCCCCCACGTAACGCCGCCTAGCCAGCACCGCCGGATAAGTAACAGGGAATATCATGGGCACTCCCTACACCTAGTGCAGCCCTCATCGCAGCCACCGTCCCCAATCATTGACACCGTGTAAGCATTCGAGGAACAGCCACCACACAGCCTGCGTAGTTGCTTCCTCTCACCCGCGTTGAACACGCTGCCAGACGACGAGAAACCCAGCAGAGGCCTAGCCGCATCAAACGAAACGGTATACTCCCCCACTGTCTGTGACTGCACAGCCGCCGCATTGGACGCCACCATACTGTCTCGCTTATACAGTCGAATCGCCGCATCCTCGATAATCCCCGAGGCCAACACACGCTGAGACTTAGACAATGAAGGGATACTCGCTAAACACGGGGCGACAGTCTCAGCCTCCGCCACTACCCGGTCAAGGTAGGGCATGAGCCGTTTCTTAGCCTCATGAAGTGACTCCTCATTATCACAATTACATGTGTCCCCTAGGGTCATCGATGCGACCCGCTTCAGACTGTACAAGTGCAGTAGCATCGGTTACCGCCTAGAGTGCCCGCTTATTAGTCTGCTTAGGCGGATTAACCGGGGTACCAGGCGCAGCAATAGTCACAAAGGCACCATCATTGATAACACCCACGCCCACAACGGTTTCTAGACGCAGCGCAACCTGGTTACGCAGTGCCAAGTCATAGCCCATGCCGAACGGGTCGCCACAATCGAAGCGACGGTACGACCAGCCGTCAATATCGACCGTGCCGAAAACAATCTGGCTAAAGTCGCCGACAATGCCGATAATATGGTCAGGGTTAATATCCCCACCGTCGATACCGTTACCGGTGAAGTTGCTGGTGACGATGGTTTGGGGAAGGCCAACAATGGAGCCGAAATTGCCTCCAAGGACGGTACCGTCACCGTAGATGCGCTGACCATTCTTATCACGCTGGCCAAGCAAAGCCGCCTGCAGTGCAGGGGTAGAAATCAGACCATTAGGAGTAAACCCGTTGCTGGTGACGATTTCAGCTGCCTCGAAAAGGGTCTCATCCGCCGGAGTCTTCTCCGACACATTCAGGCGGGTGGAGTGCTGGGCAATCGACTGGACGTTACTGTTCTCCAGGACTTCACCGCTAGACAATTGGCGACCGAGGATACCGGCCATATCGATTTGCTTAGCAATGGAGGAAGCCAGCGAGGTGACGATATTCTGCATGAGCATTTCGCCGCCCCGCAACTCATCCTCCATGCTGTACTGGATACCAGCCGCGATCTTGAACGGGCGGATAGAACGGCCACCCAACTCCTGACCGGGAGAAGCAATCTTGCAGTTGTTTTCGCCGACAACATAGGCGGTGGACTCAATCGAATCCATAATGAAGTTGTCACCTAGAGTCATGGGGTAATTGGGGGAAATCTGCTGCAAGACGGAGGTGCGTTGTTGTGCGGCGTTGACCATTGCGAAGAGTGGTAGAACGCTATTGTTTCCGTAGGAGCTGCCCAGTTTGAGCAGATCCTGCATATTCACATCCGGCTCAACATGCCGTGAGGTGGCGGGAGTAATCGTGTCAGCCATTGTTAGTACCTTTCGTAATTTGTTTTTTCTAAACGCTGGTAAGTCTTAGTTATCCGCTCCGCAAAAGCTTAAAAAGATTGTTAGCCATATCATTTGCGGAACGATAGGAGGGCGTTGAGGCTGCCTGCTGCACCCTGTCAACATGCCCCCCGGTGTGGGATTCCTCAGCAAACATGCGTAACCGCCGTGCGTAGTCACGCAACACACTCTCATTACGAGAATCAGGCAACAGCTCCATGGGTACGTGCTCTTCATTAGCTACGAGAAGCCGCTTATAGCGTGACTCCCAATCAGTTACAGAAGAGTCACCAATAGATCGAGTAATTAGATCAACGCTATTATCATCGCTAGGATCGTCCAGAACTGAATGCGCGCCAGTGCCACGGGAATCGATACTACGGGGATCAGCATCTTCACTGGAATGGTCACGATCCGCAGACGAAGAACCATATCCCACAGGGCTGTTTGTGTGGCCGTCTGAGCAGTTAACCATGGGAGAAGCAGTATCACTCCCAGGCCGTATAGGCGGAAGAACGGCGTCAGCATCAGCACTACTGCTTCCAAGAGGTACAGCAAGTTGAGTAGTATTTCGTCGTATATCGTTGTTATCCGCAGCAGCGTCAGGAGGTAGAACAGGAACGTCTGAAGAGGCAGCGTCAGAACCGAATTCAACGCCACCACGGCTGCCACTGCCAGGAAGATCCGCAAAGGCATGAGCAGTAGATGAATCGCCACCACGGCTGCCGCTAGACCGATCAGCATCGCCGCCACCGTCAACACGGTTACCGTTACGGCTAGAATCTCCAGACCGCGCTTCACCAAATGAGCCAGCGTCACCCCCACCGCAACCGTCGTCTTGTCCTCCGGAGACATCCGCAACGGAGGAATCAACTTTCGGATTCTCGCAACCGCCAACCTCGCCAGCTGCCCCACCCTCGAATTCCTGAGAAAACTGAGAATCCTTGTCATGCTTGATACCGCTGTTTCCCGACTTAGTCATTATTACCGCAGGTCGCCTTCTGTGAAAACATCCACTTCTAGACTAATTCTACAATAAATCACACACTAAATTAAGAAACACTCAGGATTCATTTAAGAATCAATAAGCAACGGCAAAGTCTTACAATGACAATGCACATGCCCAGACCATCGAGGATTATGCAGCAACTGCTCAGAGCACGTTCGACAAAACTCGCAGGCATCAATAGACGGGACAATAAGAAACTGCGACTGCCTATAACGGAAAATCTTCCTCCGGTTAGCGTCAAGCGTCTGCCAGCGGACACGAGCAGACACATTATGCACCGAATCCTCGATCACAGCCTCAACAAACGCCCGCTTATTATCCTCATCGAAGAAATGCCGAGAATCCCTAACCGCCTTGTCAACCCCCCGCTTGTACACGTCCTGTGGCACCGTAGTGGGATAATTCAGACCATACATTTCCCCCAATGTTGCTGAATCAACCAGGACGTTAGTGGCCACCCCGGCGCGAATGATCGGTTCCGCAACCTCCAGCACATCATCAACCGTCTCTAGTTTCCCCCACACTGGTTTCCTGGTTGTTTTCTTGAGGAATCGTTCTACCCCCTCCATTCGCCGTTTATATTGGGCAATGGCGGGGTTATCCCATACATCGTCCGGGGTGTACATTATTCGCCTTCGTTGAGTGCCCCGAGGACACGGTCTAGATTCGACATTGCGGACGCGGCCTGCTGCTCCGTACGCAGTTCACCCTGCAGTTCAGTATCAATGTTGAGTAACTGCAGGACAGCGTTAGAGGTAGCCGGCAATACTCCAGCACCCACCAGTTTCACCACGGCATCCGCCGTAGCACCCAAGGAGGGGTTACGAGGCGACCCCCACATCACACTGATCTGTTCAGACGGGGTGACACCAGCCAGTTTCGCAATAGTCTCAATAGTGTAAGCCCACGGGATAGACCAGAGATCACGGCGCGTTAAGGCTTTACGTACCAGCCGATTCTCCATTTTCTCAATAGCTTCAGCTGAGAGGGCTTGCTGAGTACTAATCCCAAAATAGGTGGCAGGTAACCCAGCCTCAGCCGCAACCTGACTGGAGAGATACTCCACCATCCGCATATAACCATCCGAGAGGTTAGTCCTAAACTCCCCCACCTCAGGATTATTACCAGACTCCGACCGCTCCAGAATAAACAGTGAATCTATGCGGGCTTTCCACTTCGAGATCGGCTCACCAGTATCAGCGTCACGGAACGTGTCCTCATCGACCCCCAGCACATAGCGTTGCGGAAAGCTAAAGAACTCTTCATTCAGTTTCGCGTAGACAAGGCTGGTCGACGCCATATCCATCAATGACTGAATCGACGGGCTGATTTCTGACACATCCCCCACATTCGAGAATGCGATCAGCGGCATAACCGTGCTGTCCATCGTGTCCACGATGTGGAAGTGTTCACCAGTCTTTTCCCGCTCCAACGCGACAACCTTGCCAGGCAGATAAACAGACGCGTACTCGGTGCCCTTATAGTCCTGCTCAATACTCACACCGTGAGTGACCCGCCCAGTGGACTGGTCTACCAGGGCAGCCGTGTTAAGGGGTGTGCGTACTGTTAGGACGGGTTTACCGGTCTCAGGATGAGCACTAACCAAAAGATAGGCGCGCCCATAGCGCAAAATCTCCGTATGCAACCTCACAGCCACATTCCGCAACCGCTCAAACGGAATAACACCCTCCAAATCCACCCCCTGCACATCATAAATAACCAACCGCTCAGCCAGGGTATCAACAATGATTTTCCCCCATCCGAGACCAGAGTTAATCAGGTGCATCAGCTTTTTCGGGATACTCACATTCAAGCCTTTAGGCCGGTAGGTTCCCTCATAGTAAGTGCTCACAGTGTGCAGGCGTCCAGAATCAGCCACCATGTCAGCGACAAGATGCTCAATCAGATCAGCGTCCTGGTCGTCCACGATGGCACGCAGTTCGCCCATTTGGTTAGTCCGGTAGGGATACATAACTACCCTTTCTCGCTTTCCTCTGCGAAAGCTCAATATTGTGCGTCAACAAGTATTTGCGGGCGATAAAAGCGAGCAGCATGGCGTATACGCAGTCGATTTTCCTGTCTGGATGGGGTTTAGCCAGCAAATAACCGTCCCTGGTTGGCTTCCTCATCGTATTCATCATGTGCTCACGCAAGGTCTCGTTACCGTTCTGGAATAGCTCACCACGGGTAATCGCCCCGTGCATTTCCTCCAAATTCGCGGCCAACACACGCGTCTTCCACGTGGCAAACAGAACCGGGCTACTACTGGATGCCTTCACCTTTAGCTGCTTAGAATAGCGGTTACCGATGTTGATGAGTGTTTCCTCCCAGCCGTGGGGGTCAGCGAAAAAGGCTTTCACATCATATTTTTGGAATGCCCTATCGATACAGTTGACGATCTCTTCACGGGGCGGCACCCAGCCTCGCACATCGCGCGGTTGCTCCCAGACTCCCAGCGGAAAAACAATCGGGTGTGCCGTGTCCAGGGAGATCGCCACCAGGGCGGTAGAGTCAGCCAGCCCATGTGCCCTACCGATAGACCCGTCGAATCCGAGGGCAATACTCTTCACACTGTCAACGTTCACATGCTGGTAAGCGCGATCCCATTCTTGAACCGTCACATAGGAGGACGAATGCGAAACAACCTGGTTCAGAAAATCCGAGCGTGACTCACTGACCTCTTTCGCCGGATCCATCACCGTCTGCATAATCGCATTAATATCCACATGCCCCCCGTTCACATCCGCCGCATCACCATAGGCGTAAATCAGGCCTTCACGCAGCGACTCAGGATCATAAATATCGGTGTCAGCCGGTGCGGGACGATGGTCATACAGCATGATCCCCGGCTCATTATTTTCCTGTAACTGTGCGTAGTAGAGGGCTGACTTTTCAGCAACCGAGTCAGTCAACGGAATATAAGCATTAGGAGATTCGAGGATACGTGATCCGGATTTACCAGCGTTAGCAAGCAAGGTGGCAAAGAGGCGGTCACCATGGTTATTCGGCATCCACACTTCTGTCTGATCGCAGATAGTAAAGGTTGAGCGGATACCCTTCACACTGTCTGGTGAGGATGAGACGCGCTCGATAACACCATTCGTCGCCGGGTACAGAATGTAGGAGTCCTGTACCAGTAGTTCGAACTCTGATTCGGCTGGTGAGTCACGCAGCATAGCCAAAAGCGGGCGGTAGGTATTCCAGCACTGTGTTTCCGTCACAGCCGCGAGTGTGACTTGTGGGAATGGGTGCTGTTGCGCCCAAATACCCCCATCCTCATCAATCCTGGTAGGTCGGGAGGATCCACACAGTTCAAAGGCGGAAATAGCAGCGAGCATGGGTGATTTACCGAAACCACGCGGCCGCATGAAACAGCCGCGCCGGTACACGAATGAAGGGTGCTCAGGGTTACTGTCATCCACCGCATACCAGCGCAGGATAAAGTCTTTCTGCTCAGGGTAGAGAGTGTAGGGACGCCCTGTGTTATCGGGGTGCAGCAACTTAGTCTCGATGAAGTCGATTGCGTCCCATCCCAGTGTCGGTAAGCGCCTAGACATTCACACCCGCCGATAATGTTTTCCGCACCATGCCACCAGCCGGGGCCGGTTAGCAACAAGATGTGGTGATACGCAGCCGCAACCTATCCTCAGTCGTCAAACCAAACTTCGCCGTGAGTTTCATAAACGTTTCCGCCGCACGCGAATCCCCATCCAAGCCAGCAACATAGAACGGCACAGCCAGCTTCAACGTCTCCCACTCCAACATCGTAAAACTAGACGAAAGAGGATGATTCTGCCAGCACTCCCACCACTCCACTGCCCGCGGATCAGTACCAGCCGGAAGCGGAGGCTGCGAGCACGGCTCAACCTCAAGAAACCGCTCCATACCCTTATTGTTACGGCGTGCTACCTGCGACGATTCTTTCGGCACGGGGCCACGAACCACTTAGACCACCTTCCTAGCGTCCGAATAATAGGGATTGGCGAAAGTGCCATACCGTTCCACCTCAATCCGCCGCACACCACACAAAACAAAGTGAGTGATGAGCAAGGGGGCGATGGAGAGGAGGAACAGGACGGGAACCATAATGAGGGAGCCGAAAATCGCGACAAAGAGCACGTAGCTTACGCCAAACACAATGATCCCTACAGCCAGCCAGAATGCGGCTGGTACTAACCACCACGGGAAGATAATCCAGAATGTTACAAGGCCTGCTACACTGCCGATATAAATACTGGCAACAAACCATAGTATATATTCCAGCAGTGCCAGGTAAATTAGTATAGCGGTTACCACACCCGGTCCAAAGATAGGAGCAATAATCCCAGCTATTGCATCCGCGATGACTCCGTTCAGTGCAAAAATCGCGGCCGAGGATGAACCAATTAAGATGTATGCTGCAACCGCCCATATAACACCGGCAATGATGGCGTAAACCAGGGCAACAGCCCAACCCACGAAAAAAATGATGACCCCTAATGCTAGTGGGAAATAAGACCAGACAATTCCAGCCAAAGGCGGAATAAGCAACGGTAGATGCACGCCCACCCACAGAACCGAGAGCAAAGACATCGAGGAAGACCAAAGCCCATCCCACTCATACGGCATCGTATACCGCAGATTAGCGGGAGACAGCGCAGCAGGAACCAGCGACGGGATACCCAGAATACGACTAGTCCGAATATGCTTCCGGTAGAAGCACAGCCACCTGTAGTAGAGGTCTTTAGCCCCCCGCCAGATCGGTTCCACGAATGGTTTAAGGAGCTTCCACACACTCTCCATGCGAGAGATCAACAGCCGCTCACCATAGCGCAGCCAGACTTTCACATTCGGGAACAGTGGGAATGCCTCAATCGACTGCAAAACAAATCGGCTGGTTGAGCGTGAGAGGCGGAGGAAGAATCGGTGCAGCTGCTCCAGCTCCCAGCGTTTCACACTCCACCGATTAGCATTCAATACCGGCGCGGCCTCGATCACGTTGACATCCAGGCGGCCACACGGGTTCCACTGAGCGGGGATGGAAAATCCCCGGTCGAATTGGTCGCCCATCATGGTGAGATAGGCCAGAACCCGGTTAGCGTGGTTGCCCCAGAACGGCTCCGTAATGTAGGGCTTATACACCTGGTGTGGGGTACGGGCGGGAGGTGCCTCGACAACAGCATTACACTGCCCCAAGACACCATCCACGCCAGCCAAAACATCCTTACCCATTAGGGATACGCAATCCGACCGTTAAGAGATGCCATCGTCGGACGACGGTAGGTTTCCTGCTTATACGACCCGCCATGCTTGTAGGCATTCGGATAGCGGGTGGAATCCTGCCACAGTCGATACCGCTTAGACCGCATATTCTTATACAGCCCCTCATAGGTGGCGCTACGGGTAACCTTGGAACCGGTACCGAAAACGTCCTGCAAGAACCGCCCGAGACTATACGAGCTGACTTCATGCCACGCCCGGCGCAACATGCGTTTAACGGCGGCAATGCGTGCCTTGATCTTTCGGGCTAGCATTCCGTCCTGTTGTTTGCCGTCCATGCCGGGCACGTTGATGCGGAATCCGAGAATCATTTGCCGATTCTTATCCGCCATATTCAGGTAATCCAGAATCGAGTGGTAGAGGGCGGAGGCTTCCACGATCCACACACGTTTAATGTTCACGATGACCATGAGCCATGAGCAGATGAGGTTAGCGCCGGGGTTACGGAAGAGGATAAAGCGTTGAATCTTCTTAAACTCCAGCCAGGCGGCATAGGCTACACCCACCAATAGTTTCGGATTGTTGATAACGTGCCAGGCCTTCTTGACCTTCGTCCACGCGCCCCAGATGAGGGCATTCCACGCACGCCCCTTCAACAACATTAGATCGTTGATAGCGCCCGATAGGTGCGCAATATCGCGTGCCAGGATAACCAGAAAACCATCAATAGAGTACGCATCAAACGGATCTGTGGTTACCGAGTTATAGTCCTCGTTTTGCCGTTGGGACATGTCGTTGTAGACGAATCCCACGCGCATAGGAAGGCCGTTTAGAATCTCATGGATAGATTCCTCGGTCGCCTCCGTGATTGCGACACCGATAGCGTGTGTAACGTCACGCGGGGTAGTGATTTTGCCCTTGTAGACGTCGGTTTTGCGCATGTCCTGCTTGTGATCGGTGAAGATACGCGCCAGGGCATCCAGTGGCGTGTAGTCTACTGGCACTTCGTAATCCAAAATGTGAGACATTATTGCACCTCACCTACTTGGCTTGCTTAGCTGGCTTCGACTCTTCCATACGCTCCGACAGAACGTCTTTAGCACAGTTGAAGATCTTCACCACGCCATCGTTTCCGAAGGTCTTGCTAATAACCTCGCGAATGGCGACATAGTAGATAGCCGGGACAAGCCACCTGTTTCCGAGAGAGGCAAACGCATAGTCCAGGAGATCGGAGATCAGCTTGTCCGGGTTCTTTGCAGAGGTAGGGAGGGTCTTAGCGAATTCAGCGAGCTTTTTAGCGACCTTCAGGAAAGCGTCCACATCCGAATCTGAGCCTTTAATACCGAACTCGGGATTCTCAGCAGAAAACTTGACGAGATGGTCGGCTACCCACTTATCGACAGAGGGAATAAGCTCCATCGTCTACTTCACCACCTTCAGAATTTTCTCTACGATGCCGCGGGAGTTGCCGGCTACTTTGGCGATCATGGGGAGGTACTTCACCAGTTTGGTGATCAGCCCGCCGACCTTATCAATGGGAAGCTTGTTGAGCTTGTTAGCGCCCTTGAATCCGCCGAACAGATAGCCAGCCAGGCCGATAAAGATAGCAACCTCGGTAAACGGGTTATAGCTGGTCTTGAGGAATTTTTCCAGGGCGGGGCGAATGGTGGGGATGGAGGGTTTACGCACAGCGGAGATAACCAGGTCTTTGAGTTCCTTCACCTGTCCTACTGCAAAGGCGGGTAGATCGTTGACAGAGGCGAGCTTGTTTTTCTTTGCAGCCCAATCAGCAATCTGAGAGATGAACGGGAGCTTATAGAGTGCGATAGTCTTAGCGTCCTCAGCGGGGGTGATTTCGTTAGCCATTATGGTGTTTCCTTAGATTAAAAACAAATAGATTCCAGTTAGTAGTTGTTGACGACACGATCGCCTACGAGCGGCATGAACATTTCCTTCCAGAAACGCGGCACCTGGCGATCGGCACGCACCGGGGTATGAGGCTCCACCGGAGGAAGCCCTATCAGCGAGCGGCCACGGTTCACCACATAGAAGCCCGCCTGGTCAGCCCACTCACGGAAGGCGAAAGCAAGGCCGTAAACAAAGCCATTGAAGTAGTCGAAAATGGCGCGGTCGATATTGGCCTTGGGGTTACGGAAGAAGACAAGACGAATCGCGCCGATAACCGCATCCATGAACGGGCGGGGATCCTTAAACACATTCAAGGACTTAGCAAGATTAATCATGCTGTACATGGTGCGCGGGGAACCCACGTAGGAATCCCACCAGGCTAGGTACAGGTTATGAATACCCCAAATAGCAGCCGACGGCCATGAGTTCGCATAGCGCAGCATAAGGCGGTCAGTAGTGTTCAGCGCACGCATATCATTGACGAATTCGACAATGGGGCGGCGAATACCGCGGTTCTCCATATGGCCAGATACGAGCTTTGCGGTCTCAGGCACACTGTTCAGTGCCATCATGGCGACATCTCCGAGATCGCGGGCGAAAATGTTTCCGGCCTTGGTGTAGCGGGGAACGCCGGATACTAGCTCACGAAATCCGCCGATAAGATCAGCATTGCTGCTGTAGAAATACGGCGTGTAACCGTTTTTATCAGTCATCGCTAATTTTTCCTTCTAAGTATGGGTAAAGGCCACCGCCCCATGAGGGTGATGGCCTTTCGTTAAGTAACTAGGATTTCTAAGAAAAATTATAGCATAACTGAGAATCTCTTATGGTTTTTCTCAGGAATCATTGGCACCGTGTCTCTGAGAATTGTTCACGCCACGCAATGATGAGCGAGGGTGTCACGTTCAGTTCGTAGGCGAGCGTGTCCACATCCTGCCCAAACATGGTTTCCGCCCGCCGGTATTCCTTCTCCGTGATCAACAGCCGTGCGGCGTACTCATCCGCCTGCCTTTCCGATTTAGCGTCACTCACAGTGTGCCCGTAGACAGCGTGCCCTAATTCATGTGCGATCATGCTCCGACGCAGACGGGCTGGCACACCAGTAGGCACCACAATCGTGCCAGTATTGCGGCAAAAGTAGCCAAACCTAGCCTTAGACGACTCCACAATCTTTATGCCCAATGAACAGGCGAAATCCTCCACATCAAACATGTGTTCGAGAATAGACGCGGGCTGTAACACGATCCCAAACACAATCCCCCTCCCGTGTTGCGCATCCGGTATACGGTAGAAGCAAAGACCGCTCCCGAAACAGGTGATTCCATGAGCCTCCGTGAGAGGAAAATAGAGAAAGACATCAAAGCCCGCCAAAACGTTGAAAAGAAAATGGCGGCTGAAGAGCAAAAGAGAAAAGAGGCTGAAGAATATAGGCGTAAGGAGAAGGAACGCCGCGCAAGCCTCACCCCCCAGGAACGCAAAGAAGAGGACAAGCACCGCCGTAAGAAGAAGGCCATAGGCTGGTCGATCTTCGCCGTAATCATCCTCATTATTGGCATTGTGATTTTCGTGAATGGGCCAAAGTGGGAGGAAGAAGATAGGCAACAACAGGCCGCTGAACAGGTCAAAATCGACAATGCTTCTAAAGACCTGCGAAACTACTGCAGGAGGGCATATGGTGGTGAAAGCGGCAAACCTATGGGTGAACTCCCCTACGGGTTCATGATCTCTAAGCTCGGTTTTATTGGCCGTTACACAGTCGAAATGCGACTGCAGATTGGTTACGACACCGATAAGGATATTGCGGAGTATGCAGCCGATAACTTTGGCCGTCTCATCGGATGCGGTTATGAGCCGAAAGACCCAGACTTCAGTTTGACGGATGTTGAAGTGACGGACGGAGTTGGAAACTTTATGGCACGTGCACCGTTCAGAGATTGCCACGGTCAGCCGCTCTAGCCGCTAGCTGCATATGTAGAAGAGACCCACGGTTGTTAGCCGGGGGTCTCTTTCTATGCGTCGAATTGGTCGTCAGGTGGCAGCTCGGTTTCCCCGTGACAGGCGGCCATACGCTCCGGGTCGAATCCGTCTAACTCTTCCCCGTCACTGTTCCTTCTAATGAAACTGGCAACATTGCAAGGGGGCGGCGATTCACCGCCCCCTTGAGACAGCAGGCGGAATACAGCAGGCACGCTTCATCACTGAGGGCGACCTCTACCGGCTTATCGCTAACTCGAAATTGCCGGATGCTGAGAAGTTTGAGCGCTGGGTGTTTGACGAAGTACTCCCCTCTATCCGTAAGCATGGTGGGTATCTGACTCCAGAGAAGATCGAGGAAGTTCTCCTCAACCCGGACACGATTATTAGCCTGGCTAACCAGCTGAAGGATGAGCAGGCGAAGGTGAAGGAGCTTACCCCTAAAGCGGGGGCGTGGGAGACGTTCTGCGAGTCTTCCGGCGATATGAGTGTGGCGGATACTGCTAAGGCGTTTAAGGCCCGTTGTGGTGTTCTGCGCACTCATCATTGGTGGGCTGGTTGGTGTCGTGTTGGGCGACGTAGTCGAGGTTTTCTAGGCCGGGGAGTGGGGCTAGAACATCAGTATGGCGCATGGGTGTAACATTCCCACGCTCTTCGATGAGCTCATCCACCGGGGTAGTGAATTCCCGGTGGTCGCCGGGAAGCTTCATGCGGCGGAGTACTTCTTCGGCTAGGTCTTCTTCGGTGGCATCGCGAATAGCAGATTTGGGGTCGCCCTTATCTACTTCCGCTGGAGTGAGAAATTCTGTCACTACTAGAGCGCTTACGGGGGGTATCCCGTAGCCGCGTGCAACAGCTATAACGTTTTCGGCGCTTACCCCTGTTGTCCGCTGTGAGTTGATTGTCCCGTAAGATACGCCGGTTTTCTTCTCGATGGTGCGTAGCGAATCTCCGTTCGTTACGTTGTTGAGCCATTCCCTTGTGTCCATGCATGTAATGGTACGCCATATTTTGCGTGTGTTCAAGATATTAACAGTACTTTATCTGCTGATTTAAAAAATTTCGCAATTTCGCTTGCATTATTCAAACAATAGTGTGTTACTGTATCTAACAGAATGTTAAAGACAAAAACATCGGAGGTGAAAAACATGGAATACCGACTCGATCCAAGCGTGCTTGACACAGCGCGGAAGAGTGAAGGGCTGACAAGTGACGAACAGCTCGGAGCAGCTGTGGGAAAGACTTCTTCAGCAATCCGCAACTATCGGCTCGGCAAGACTGTTCCGAACATCGAAACTCTGATGCGGCTCAAGGAGATTACGCATCGTCCGTTGGACACGATGATTATTCGCTCGGATGCGTTGGCCGCGTGAAAGAGAAACTCCCAAGACGTATGCAAGCGACTTCGAGGAGTTCGGCCCTATCGCGTTTGAAACGCGGAAGGGTGGTCGGCATTGCCGACAACCTAGTAAATAAAAGCGCCGGTCTGGTAACGGCCAGCCGACGCACAGATTCGCTTGATAAGGAGCGGAACTATGAATAATTCTAACAATCTTCCTGATGTAGCTCAACCAGGCAGTTCTCCGTTTGAGGATATTAAACGTACTTCTGCTGAAGGTATTGAGTACTGGTCTGCACGTGACCTTATGCCGCTCATGGGGTATGTGCGTTGGGAAGATTTCTTGAAAATCACTAGGCGTGCTGAAGTTTCCGCCTCGAATACAGGTCAAAGCGGTTTTTCGGAGATCACCGAAAAACCATCTGACGGCGGGCGTCCTCGCCTGGACTACCATCTGTCACGTTTTGCCGCTTATCTTGTGGCGATGAATGGAGACCCGAATAAGCATGAGGTAGCTGCTGCTCAAGCGTACTTCGCTGTCCGTACTCGTCAGGCTGAGAAGATTCAGGAGGCGTTCCAGCTTCCTGGTAATTATGTGGAGGCGTTGGAGGCTCTGCTAGCTTCCGAGAAGCAGAAGCTCGAACTTGAGGCTACTAACCGAGAGTTGGCTCCGAAAGCGCTCTTTGCTGATGCTGTGGCCGCGTCTTCAGGTTCTATGCTTATCCGCGAGTTCGCTAAAGAGCTCTGCCAGAACGGCTACGAGACTGGCGAGAAACGCCTGTATGAGTGGTTCCGCAACAATGGCTATCTGATCTCGTCTAAGACTTCTGATCGCAATAGGCCTACTCAGTATGCGATTGAGCGGGGATGGTTCGAGGTGACTGAGCATGTTGTGCAGGCGGCTGGTCGCGACCCGTTCGTGTCTACGGTTACCCGGATTACGGGTAAGGGGCGCCAATATTTTATGCGGAAGTTGATGGGCGGTGATCTCGTTGCGTGATGTGGGAGAATCGACGTATGCAACGCGACGAAACAGCGCGTCTGTTAGCAGCTGTGAAGAAATCCACTGTGCAGATTACGCGAGCACAGGAGAAGCGGGACGCGGCGATTGTCGCGGCGTTCAAAGCGGGTGTCAACCGCGAGGATATCGCGCATGCGGCTGGTTTGACGCGGGTTGCGGTTTATCAGATTGTGAACCGTCAGAAGTAAAAGCAATTGTTGTTTCTTCTCCGCTCCATACTTGCAATAATGTAAAATCAATTATACATTATGGGGGAAATAAAAAGAGCCCAGGCGCGGCTGCGACCGCCCTGAGCGTGGACTCAACTGTGAGGAGTTGAATCATGTCTAATGTTATCAATTTACCTGCTAGCGCTCAATCTGAGCTGATACCAATTCAGAATAACGACGGGGCGCAGGCAGTTCTCGGCCGTGATCTCCACGCATTCCTAGAGATTGGGAAAGACTACAGTACCTGGTTCAAAGATATGTGCCAGTACGGCTTTATCGCTGGTCAGGACTTTACCCCGAAATCGGGGAAAACCTCTGAGGCTGGTGGTCGGCCTCGTATTGATCACATTATCTCGTTGGAGATGGCTAAAGAGATCTGCATGATCCAACGGTCGCCTCTAGGTAAGCAGGCTCGCCAGTACTTCATCGAGTGCGAGAGACGCGCGCGCAACAATGTTCCGGCGTTGTCTGGGCCGGAGCTTGTCGCCCGCGCTCTGATCGAAGCTCAGAACATGCTGGAGGAGAAAGATCAGCAGATAAAAGAGCTTGCTCCGAGGGCGGGGGCGTGGGAGACGTTCTGCGGGTCTTCTGGGGATATGAGTGTGGCGGATACTGCTAAGGCGTTGAACTCTCGTAGGGGTGTTGATACTGGCCGTGATCGCCTGTTCAAGATGATGCAGGAGCTCGGCTGGACGACTCACTGCCACGGCTATTGGGAGCCTATGCAGTATGCGGTTGAGCGTGGCTACTTGGCGGTGAAGGTGAATATGCCGCGGTGGCGGCCTAACGGTGAGTCGTTTGTTCCTGCACCTACTGTGCGGGTGACTCCGAAGGGGCTAGGTCGTCTCGCTGAGAGTCTACCTACCCGGCGTGTGGGAGGTGCGGACAGTGAGCAGTGATTCTGCACCGTACGTATACACCTATGATGGCCCCGCAAACCTAATCGGTGATGAGTTCGGCTACCAAATGTCGCGGGACACGGTAAAAAAGGCAACGCTGCGCGGCGAGCTGCGGGCGGTGAATCGTGATGAGTTCGGTCTGCATGGGCCTATCAACATGTATGCGAAGAGTGATGTTCGCGAATGGTTTCTCGCCTATATGGGGGTGGAGTGATGGCGATGAGTGAAAACACTGGCCTTTTCTACGAGTTGACGGATGAGACTATCGAGGTGTGCGGGCATACCCTGCACCGTATCCGCGCGTTGAAGGACATTAACAAGGTTGTCCACGCCGGCGATCTTGGCGGTTTTGTGGAGTCTACTGCGAATCTTGATGCGAGTTGCGGTGCGTGGGTATTCGACGATGCCTGCGTCTTCGGTGATGCTTTGGTGTACCACTCCGCCCGCGTGTACGGGCATGCGTGGGTGTACGACTCCGCCCGCGTGTACGACTCCGCCTGCGTCTTCGGTGATGCCCGCGTGTACGGCAACGCGCGTATCCATGGGGACGTCGAATTCTGCGAGGGGGAATCATGACTGCTGCTGCTCTTAGCTTCCTCCTAGTCGTGGCTGTGGGAGGCATGGTGTGCGGGCTGGCCGACCTGGTCCTGGGGGTTGTTGATCGCCTGGTGGCTACATGTGTCATAGTGTCGAAATTAGGTGGTGTGAATCATTATGGATCGGTTTTGGCGTGATAAGGCGAAATGTGCCGGGCGACTAGGTTTCGTCGAGGCTCTTGAGAGAGTACCTAAAAAGTATCGAGCGAGGGCGGTTGAGGAGGCATGCCGGGACTGTCCTGTGATGCGGGAGTGCGCGCGGGATTGCTTCGCCTTGGGCGAGGACGGTGTTGTGCGTCTGCGAGATATGGGTGTTCCACGCGCTGGTGTGTGGGTGCCTGTTAATCCTCGCACGGGGCTGGAGTCCTACCAGCTGTTGGCTAGGCGGGCTGGTGTCGATGCGTGATTATCCCCGCTGGGTGTGGGAGGACGACACCACTGAGACTGTCTCGATTATCGAGCCGTATGACTTTTACAAAGATTTGGAGATTGAAAACAATGATTATTAAAGATTCTGACCGGGAGACCTGCCCGGATCGGTGGTTTGAGATTCGCCGGGGTGGGCTGACAGCGACGGAAGCCGGGGCTATCGCTGCTGGTAAGAGGACTATTGGCGGCGTGTGGGCTGATAAGAAGTCTGGTAAGAATGTTCCCTCTAATCCGTTTATGGAGTGGGGGAACATTATGGAGCCCCGCATTCTGGATTGGCTCCGTATGGAGCTGGATAACCAAACGATTGTTGCTAATTCTCATATCGTGGCGTGGGATGACGACCAGCGTTGTCTCGCCACCCCGGACGGTTTCACACATGGCGCTGTGGTGGAATGCAAGACCACAGGAGCGGACTGGAACAGTTTGGTAGCGGCTGATCCGCTGCGCGCTGAGGATTTCCGCAAGATGGGGATTCTGCACTATTTCTACCAGTGCCAATGGCAGATGCTGGTTTGTGATCTGGATGAGTGTTTTTTCGCGTGGAATGTCCGCGAGACTGCCCCGCTCGTTGACCAGAAGGGCTTGACGTTCAGTATCAATGGTGAGCTGGTGCGCGATCCTAGCCTGATCTTCATGCCAGGAGATTTTCACTGTGTTCTAGTCGAGCGCGACGCAGACGCTGTTGAGAAGCTGTTGCGGGTGCGTGATGACTTTTTCGCCTATGGGGAGTCTGGAGATCCGTCTATCCCGTCTGAGGCTGTCGAGTTGATGCGGGAGTCTAACCGGCTGAAGGCGCGGGCGGAGATGCTGCGTAAGCGGGCGTTAGAGCTTGTGAAGCCGGTTCTCAAGGCCGGTGATCGTGTGTCTGGCGAGTGGGGGAGTGTCTCGTGTTCTGAGCGGCGGGTAAGCCGTCTTGATAGTAAGGCCCTGGCCGCTGATCTTCCGGATGTTTTCGATAAGTATTCTTCCGAGTCTGTGTCTACTCAGATTCGTTTCACTTTGAAGGAGTCCTAGCCGTGAATTTTAATCCTGCTGATTATGCGACTGTTGATGAGCGTCTGCGTGCCGCCCGGAAGGATCATCCGGAGATGGTGGTGGAGACGGTTCTCGCTTCTGATACTGCTGTCCCGTCTTCTGATGCTCTTCGTTGGGTTTTCCGCTGTGACCTGTATAAGTCGGCGGAGGATCGTAAGGATGGGTTGCTGTGGTCGTCTGGTTGGGCTGCCGAGGTCGATGGGCTTGGTGGTCCTGTGAATAAGACTTCTGCCTGTGAGAACGCGGAGACTAGCGCTATTGGCCGGGCTTTGGCTAACGCTGGCTATTCGGGCGATAGGCGGGCTTCCCGTGAGGAGATGGAGAAGGTTAACCGCTATGAGGCGGCTGAGCGTGAGCTACTGAAAATGATCTCTGAGGCGGCTGATAAGGACGCTTTGACCAAGCTGTGGAACTACGCGTCCGGTAATGGTTTGGCGCGGTCTGAGAGCGTTTCTGAGGCATTCAGGCAGCGTGGGGAGGAGCTCAAAGCATGAGTGATCTTGAGTACACGCCGGTGATGGTGGAGCAGCAGCTCCGTAGGCTTCTCAACAATCTTTCTGAGGCCACCAAGACTCAAGATGAGGCGTACGGGCGGTTCTTGGATGCTAAGCGTGCGCTAGATTTCGCTGAGGCCTCAGCGTTCGTTGAGACGGTCGGTAAAGGCTCTGTGAAGGATCGTGAGGCGCTGGTGGCGTTGGCTACTGTACACGATCGTGAGGCCTGCGATGTGGCCGACCGGGCGTATCGGTATGCGCGTTCTCGTCTGGACATGCTGAAGATTCAGATTATGGGTGTGCAGACGATTGGTAAGTCGGTGTCAACCGCGTATGGGGCTGTGGGGGTGGTGGAGTCGTGAGTGCTGAGTTTCCTCCGAATGTGCGTGGCATTGTTTTGGAGCGGTGTCAGGCGCATTGTGAGCGGTGTGGTAGGCCTACTCCGTTTGGAGAGTTTCATCATCGGTTGCCGCGGAAGATGGGTGGTACGCGGCGTGGTATTGGAACTGTGAAAAATTGTTTGTATGTATGCAATTGTTGCCATCACTATATACATTTGCACCCGAGTGAGGCTTACCTAAAAGGTTGGCTACTTCGGGACACGGAAGAGAATCTTGCGGAGGTGACCGAGCAATGAGCATCGAAGCTACATCATGGGCTCTCAAAGAGACGCGGCTAAACAGGCCTGATCTACGGCTCATGCTGATTTTTCTATCTGAGTTCCACAGTGGCGGCACGGTGTCGGTTATGCCTGAGCTCTCTGTTCTCGCTGAGTCTTTCCCATGTAGTGAGGATAAGGCTGAGGAAATGCTATCTGAGCTGGTAAGTAGTCGTTTTCTGTGGCTTTCAGAGGACGCGAAACTGTTTGCTTTCCCGTCACTTGATTGGAGTGCGCAATGAGTAACGCAGCTATTCAAAGAATGGTTGAGAGAGAGTTTTTCATTGTCTACGACGATGTTATCCGCGACATTAAAGACCCAGTAGCGATAGCTCTCTACTGTGATCTACTTTCGTATGCTTCTACTAATTCCACAGGTTCGCCTTCATTGCGTCAGCTAGCAAGCGATATTGGGTTTAGTACTAAGAACCTCGATTCTATTCGTCGTGCGTTGATGATTTTGCAGGATAAAGGCTATGTTGCGGTCTTTAACCGGTGGCGAGATAACGAGGGGAATACCTCGATGTCTCGCAGCGAGAGGTTCTGCATACCAACCACTAACGGATACGAAGTGTGTACTGATTTAGGCGGGTTTAAGAACCATGCCTAAAGACAAAGTGATTGATGGTCGCAGAAGGTTCTCTCCTGTCTACTCGGATATTATCCGCGGCGTTAAGGACGCTAGGGCTATCGGCTTGTACTGCATCCTCTGCGACTATGCAGGTAGCAATGATTATGCTTACCCGTCATTGCCAAAACTTGCTGATGACATGGGGTTAAGCGCGAATAGCTTGAATACGGTTCGTGGCTGTCTGAGGACGCTTGAGGCATACGGTCTAATAACTGTTTTCAGTAGATGGATTAATCGTAAAAACGAGGTGTCGTATCGGAGGAGTGAAGATTTTAATACTCAAACTTCCAACGGTTATGTGGTCTGGGACGGGATTGGCTGTAGTGGTTCTCGTGAGGCTCGCGCTCTGTTGGAAAGGCTCGGAATTTCACCAAACGGTGGTGCGGATAGCGACACAGGGGGGTTGCTGTACAAGAACCCGGGGGGTTGCTGTACAAGAACCCGGGGGGTTGCTGTACAAGAACCCGAAGAAATACACAATGAAGAAATACACAATGAAGTAAATAACCCCCTACCCCCTTTGCGTGACAGCGCGGCGGAAGGCGCGGCGCTGGTTCCGTTGGGCGACCCGCAAGCGGGTACGCCGACACACACAAACCACGGATCCCTTCAGCCCGTCAATGAGAGCGACCCACAGGGTCTCCAGCAAGGACGAGGGAAGCTAACCAAGCGTCAATTGGACGAAGAGTTCGAGAGGTTCTGGATGTTGGTTGGTCGCAAGCGCGGCAAGCAGCAAGCCAGGAAGAGCTTTGAGAAACAACGACGCACCCATGACCTGGAGTTCATCTGCTCACAGATCACGAAAGCGCAGGATGAGTGGCTCCGCATGGGGCGTGCCCCGGAGTATTGGCCGCACCCGTCAACCTGGCTGAATCAGCAGCTAGACGACGATTACGACACCGTCAGGATGCCGTCTCAGCAGGAGTTTTACGAGGCTCGTGTGCAGATGCTCAGGGAGCGGCATTTGCGGGAAAAAGACCAGCTCGAGAGTATTTCTCAAAGCTCGCCCATACTGGCTTTCCCGGCTTCTCCAGCCGATGACGACGACAGTGATGGCGACGATTGGGAGGAGTGGCAATGACGGTTTTCATGGCCGCGAAAAGCGCTGTTGAGCTGGGTAAACGACTACGCGGCCAGCGTTTACCTGATCCTGCCGAGTTGCTGGCTATCGCTGAGGCGTGGGAGGCCACGTTCCTGGATGCTGGCCTCGACGAAGAGACTGTGAATGCGGCTGCGAAAAGCCTGACACAGTCTGGCGAGTCGATCACGGCTAGCGCCATCATCAAGGCCGGGAAAACTCTTCTACCTACACAGACTGCATCGCAGAGCCGTGATACGGACGAGCAAGACCGCCGCTACTACCGGAGTGTGCTCCGGTGGGCTGAGCGTACGCATCGGTGCCCTCGTATGTGGCCGAATTGGTCTCCGTACATAGAGGATCACGCCCGCAAGCTGGGGGTTCTCCGCGAATGGGGCACTCCGCTGGTCGATTGGGAGACGGCTAACGCTTTCAAGGCGTGGGTGGCTCCATGGGACGTTGATTCTGACGATTGGGAGGGGGTTAATCGACGTTTTCGCGAAAAACTGGCTGAGAGCCAAAATAAGCAACCAAAAAATGATGGCTAGGCAATGACACAAACATGACTATGTTTTGAGCTTAGCGTTGAAAATAGGCCGCAATACGGCCACATCTCGAAAGGACACCACAATGACAATTCCACGAATCGCCGGAATCTTCCGACTTACCCGAGACCCAGAACTCCACTTCACCCAATCCGGGAAGACCGTAGCGACGCTCGGACTCGCCGCATCCGACAGCAAACCAGACCGTCAAGGTGGTTGGCAAAAACTATCAACACTGTTTATAGAAGCAAACCTGTGGGGAACCCCAGCAGAAATTGTGAAAAATTCCTGCAACAAGGGCGACGAACTCTACGTTGCAGGCACCCCCTACACCGAACAATGGCAAGACAAAAACGGCAACAAGCACTCCACCATCAAACTCCGCGCATACGCGGTGAAGCCCATCCAAAAACCACAAGACAACAACCAGCAGAGCAACGACGTCTGGGGCAGTCAGCCCTCCCAGGACTTCGGCAGCATCGACCAACCCCCCTTCTAAGGAAAACCCATGACCAGCACAGAAAACCTCGGAAACTGCTACATCCTCACCGGGGAAGTGGACGGGCAAAGAGAAAGCGTCTACCTCCTCGACAATCCAGACAGCACAACAACGGTGATGAACGAGATTATGACCCGCATAAGTCTCATCCGCCAGTGCGCAGCAGACCTATGTATCCTCCAGCAGCGCCTCCAGGAGCTCACAGAACAATGAAAGTCAAAGACACCACCATCGACCACCACAACGACCACGACTTCAACTACCAGGAGGCCAAAATGCTCTCTAACGATAACGGAACTCAAGAACAAGAACTGGGTGACGAACGCACTTCCATCCCCCTAGAGCTAAACGATGCTATTGATATGCTAGAAATAGGAGTTCTTCTATTCGATATGTGTGAAGCGATTGAAAGTATTGCTGCACAAGATGGTGACATCAATAAACAACGTGAACTTCTAAAGCAGACAGAAAAACTCTCTAAAGATGTACCTTCACTAAAGCAAGAGTACATACAAGATATGCTCTACAACCTTGTATTCGGCCAGCCAAACGATGAACCGCATGATGGCGAACAGTAGCAAGACGAAAAGGGATGATCATGTCTGACACGATGTCAACTGAGAAGAACCGAGATAAAACGAACACGAGG